GTTTCGACCACCACCGTTGGGATAATCAATCCAACGGCATCGGACATAATATAGTTTCTTAGGCCAACAATACTTCATTTAATACTCGCCGGTATAACATCCATAATCTTCATCGGTACCATAACCGGCAGAGGCCATGGCAGTATCAAAATCGCCATCCATTGGATCATCAATAGAATCCATCATATGCTCTTTAATATTAAGAACATCATTAACGGTGACGCCATAACGAATTGCAATATCGCCAATATCATCACCGGCGCAAAGTGATTCTTCAATATCCAATGCCAATGCAGACATTTTACCCACAATAAACTTCCTTATGTTTAGGTTTACGATTGTATTTTGTTTTAATAGAATGCCGCACACCAGGTTTGATCGGTGTCCGACAATGCGGTCTCGGCACGTGGCCGATCAGTGGTTTGGTGTGTGTCTTCATCATGTAATCCATTCTACACGGATTCCGTCGGGTGTCAAGCGTGTTGTTTTCACGCAACGGTCAATCACCCGAATCAATAGTGAAAGAATCAAAACAATACTCACAGGTATATTTGTGGAGGGTGCGCCTATTCAACAATGAATGAGCATAGTCATGCAAACAAGGTGTGCCATCGAGACGCAATGGTACTTCGCCTTTTGGCGTACCGTACATATATTGTCCACCACAATTGTGGCAATCTGTTTTATCGCCATTGCAAGCAGGGCATATACCCATGGGTAGTTTATACATAATTGAATTTGGCATTCTTATTTGACGCTTGAAAATCAAAAGCGTATTGCCCAGGTTCTATTTTAGAAATACCAATCCGAGCGTAACATTGCTCCTGTAGTTGGCGAGCAATCAATTTAGCCTTAACATCATTACATGATACAAAAAGAGTACCATTAAAAAAGTCGGCATGATCACCAGATTCTAGGATTGGTGCAATCTTATTCAATATGTTTTTTTCGAAACCCATTTCAATATCCACCATTAAAACCACGTTGGGATGCCATTTCATCCATTACAATACAGTATGCGGTATATACATCCGTCCGCAAATTGTTTTTACCAACAGCAACCAATTTATCCATTGCATCCCACATAGAGATATTAGGATCAACATTGAGGTTAGCAATAGCAACTTCCAGAATTCTTTTGGCTTCGGTCAGATTCATATTTCCTGTCGGTTTTCGTTCACAACAGAATCAATTCTACTCTGGTCCGAAGAAAAGTCAAGCGTGTTGTATGGTTACAACAGACTAGACAACCTTGCGTTTTTGTGGCATATTGGTTGGTATGTGTTCGCCTCGTTTAATACTTTTCTCTTTACGGCGAATCCAATCTTTACCTACAGGATTCTTTACATCCATTGTTGCAATACGGCGAATGTGTTTGTGCAATTTATCTAATGCACCAGATTCATCACCGTCATTAGAATTGTCAACAACGGTAAAATTGTCGCGACCAAAATGAGATTGAAACTTACCCATATTGTCTTGCACTTTATGCCATGCATTATCGACAATGTGTGCAGGTACAGATCGATCACGTTTTAAATTGCGTTTATGTGCAACGGCTAATGATGTATTCACGAATAACATATGAGTATCATAACCCAATGTTTTTAGATGTTCAGACTTTTTATGTATTTCTTCAAAGTCTTTACCGGTACCGTCAATAACCATTCCTAATCGACCATGTTGATATAGGTGAGATTTTTTAGCGGTTAACTCTTTTGCCCTTTTACGAACAACATCTCGTTTTTCAGTTTCAGATTCAGGCATTTTAGGATCTAACCCATGTTTTTTAATACCCTTTTCAAATAGGTCATCTGAATTGACCATCTTAAATCCTAAGTCACCTCTTACTTTATTAACGACATGGGACTTACCCGATCCAGGACCACCTGCCAAGAAGATCGCTTTTAACTTGGCTGGGTCATGTAGACCTTCTGTTAGAAAAGACTTAAATGATAACATATGCGTCCTCGGATGATGGGTTATCTTTTATTTATAAAAGAGGGTTATCTTTTATTTATAAAAGAGGGTTATCTTTTTTTTTCGACTGTTGTGTGAAAACAACACGATTGACACTTGACAAGACCGTGTGTATAATGGTTCTATCGACTGAGAAAACAGAAGGAAATTGTATGCGTAGGTTACCAGATAGTTATGTGCTTGCAACCATCATCATTGGTTGGGTTGCTGTAATTGTTTTGATTCTCACTGGAAATGCTTAATACTTAATAAATAGGTTATATATGAAACAGAATACTAAAGCGTTTATTATTGCTGCTAATGAAATCTTTGGTGAGAATGCTGTTCTCACCCGGGATGAGATTCAACGTGTTGTTGATGAAAAGAATGTTCCATATCCTTTCTGGATTGTACAACGACAAGAGTATCGCGCCGGTCGTGGTCAATACCGGGTCCCTACTATTTTTGGTGCTATGCATAAAGACAAACCTACATTCAACGCACCTACAGTAGTATCTGCTCCAGGCAATTTCGTAATGGCACCTGAAATGGTTGCTACTGTTACTGTTCTTAAACAAAAGAAACTACAGGATGATGCTGATACTGCAATCCCTGAGAAATATGAGAATTATGTTCCATTTGGTTTCTATAAAGACTTGATGCAGATTGTTAAGTCTAAACAATTCTATCCTGTTTTTATTACTGGTCTATCTGGTAATGGTAAAACAATGATGGTAGAACAGGTATGTGCTGCACTTCAACGTGAATGTATCCGTGTCAATATCTCGATTGAAACTGATGAATCAGATTTGATTGGTTCTAATACACTCGTTGATGGTAATGTGGCATATCGTGATGGTCCAGTCATTACTGCAATGAAACGTGGTGCTGTATTACTTATCGATGAAGTGGATCGTGGTTCTGAGAAACTATTGTGTCTGCAAGGTATTCTTGAGGGTAAGTCTTATTTCAATAAGAAGTCTGGCGAATACATTAAACCTGCACCTGGTTTTCAAATCGTTGCAACTGCAAACACTAAAGGTCGTGGATCTGAAGAGGGTCGCTTTCTTGCAAAGATTCTTGATGATGCATTCCTTGAGCGTTTTCCTATTACAGTAGAACAAGAGTATCCGTCTGCATCCGTTGAGACTAAGATCCTTAAACCTCTGATGAATGATGATGAGTTTGCAGAGAATCTTATTAAATGGGCAGACGTTATTCGTAAGACATTTGATGAGGGTGGTGTTGATGAGATCATCTCTACTCGCCGTCTAGTCCATATTGCTCATGCATATGCAATCTTTGGTGATCGTACTAAAGCAATTAAAATGTGTGTGAATCGATTTGATGAAGAGACTAAGAATGCATTTCTTGATCTTTATACTAAAGTTGATGCAAAGGTTGTTGATCTAACAGATCCAAAAAGATCGGTTGAAGATTTGATTAACACAGAAACTGCAACTGTAAACGGTCCAACTAATCCTTAAAGGAGAATAATATATGCGTGTCAAAATTGGTCCATTCATTAAATGGTGGGGTCCGTATCAGATTGCCGATCTTCTACAAAAAGTTGGCGTATCTGAAAAACGATGCGAATCAATCGGTGAATATCTTTCTCATACTAAATTGAATGATCTATGTGAATGGATCCATTCAAAGCGTAAGCGTAAAGTTTCGATTCATATCGATAACTTTGATGTATGGAACATGAATGATACGCTTGCAATGATTGCATTGCCTATGCTTATTAAGTTAAAAGAATGTAAGCATGGGTATGCACTCGTTGATGATGAGGATGTTCCAGAATCGATTCGATCCACTAATGCACCACCGAAAGAGAATGAATATGACATGGACGCCATGGCAGAATCACGGTGGGAATGGGTTCTAAATCAAATCATTTGGTCTTTTCAACAATTGCATCCAGATAATGAATGGGAAAAACAATACGAGTCTGGTGTGCATGACCTCATCTGGGTACAGTCTAAAGATCATCCTGATTGCAAAGAAATGCAACGTGGACCAAATGATACATTTAAGGTTGATCGTGAAGGTATGGAAGCACACCAACGAAAAATTGACAACGGTATGCGGTTGTTCGGTAAATACTATGGTGCATTGTGGGATTGAATGATGGATAAAGAAAATGATGTAATTGTTGATTTGGCTAAAATACAATCTATGGGTATCAATACTCACAAATCTCACAAATATGAACCTCCACCAGAACCGAATTGGAGATTCTATTTCGGTGATAGTATCACAAATAATATCCATTACAATGTATATCTTGAGAATCCACCTAATCGATTTCAACGATGGCTCTGCTACAAAGCATTTCGATTGACATGGGAACAAATTAAATGAACGAACGAATTAAACTACTTGCTGAACAGGCTGAATTTACCAAAAGAGACCTGCTCATTCAAGGTGATAATTTTCAAAGGTTCGCCGAACTGATAATACAAGATTGTCTCTCACAAATTGCAATGATTGGTATTTCAAATTTTGAAAATGATGATCATGGTGATATTTCATGGACTGTTTCTAAGTGTATTGAAATGATCAAGTATAGATTTGAAATTAAAGAATGAAACCTGACAACGAATATATACTGAACAACGAATTAGAGGTTCAGCAAATGATAGTAAGTAAAATGTCGAAAAGCGACATGAAAACTTGGTTCAAGATGAACGGATTTAGATTGACAGGTAAAGACAGTTGGCGCACCGTAATAAAGTATGGTTCTGGTTGTTTTATCAGAAATGGTCGATACTATCGCCTTCGCAATAATGGACCAGGTAATACATGGGTTGTTGATGTATCAGAACCAGTTGCTGATTTTGATCGATGGGCTAATTCGGCAGAGATTAGAGATATTCCTTTAGCAAAGTTTATTTTGGAGTATAACAGATGAAATCTGAAATGAAGGAGAAATACAACAAATTGTTAATGCCTTTGTTGGGCAAAGAATCGTTGATAGAACGATGGTGGGTTTCTAAGAACAAAGCATTTGATATGAAAACACCACTTGAAATGTTTGCAGAAGATGCAAATCGTGTAGATCAGTATATTAAAGATCAGTTTAGTAAATAATTTTTGGAGTATAATATGGAAATGAAATTGGATATTAATGATGAATGGATCGATGGTGTTGTTCTTGCTCGCCTTAAGAGTGACTATGAAACAATCGGTGATGAATTAGAAGATGGAGAAGAACTCAAACGTGCCATCGTAACTATGATGAGTTTTTATATGACATATGAGAATTATTTCAAATGGCGCGAAGAAGCACAAGTACCTGATTCATGGATTGGTGGTTGGGATATCCATCGATTGAATAAACTTGTTAAAGAAGGGAGTGTATAATGCCACTATATCTAGTTGAAACTGTATCTATCTTTCGCCATCGGTATGTCGTAGATGCGAAAAAAGAAGAACACGCTGCTGATGAAGTTGTATACAATATGACTGATTCCGACTTCAAAGAGTTTTCACAATACCATGTTGATGAGTGTATTACGTCTATTCGTCACATCAAAGACGAAGAGTTTGAACCACTCTTTGATAAAGACAATGATTATCTTAAAGATTGGACTCTGCAATCCAAACGTGATAAATTTATCAATGTAATCGAGTACGACTCGTGAAGTCTAAGAAACTCAGGGAATTGTCTGATTCATTAGATGACAATGATTTCCATAATCTAGAGTTTCTATTGACTGCTTCTGCTGAGGGTTATAGAGAATGGCAAGCACAGGCCGATGATGATGATTTAGAGTATGCGGTAGAACTATTGATCGAATACAATCTGATGATTCAAGAAGCACTATGTGAAGTGCCATTCTCTCAAGCAAAAGAAGTGATAAAATCAATCAAAAAATGACGCATTGCAACATAGAATTGCCTAAATAAGTGGTACAAACACTAACAGGAGAATTCTATGTATTTAAAAACTATTGAAAATGTTCATCATGTGAAAACAACTTTTCTTAACTCTTTTGTGAAAGACAAAGAACTCAACAAATCTTTGACAGAATTGGTTGATGCTGAAGCTCAATTTGGCAAATCTTTAGTCAAATCACTAACAGAAATTCAGACTAGTTTAAACAATTTTTTCTATAAACCAACGACTTGGTTAAAATCATGATTAAAAAATTAATAAATCTCTTCCGTCCTCTATCTTATGCAGACTTACTTGAATCGTATATTGCATCAAGATCACCATCGAACGCTGCAGAAGTTGAAGCGTTGATCCGTAACTTCGACAGAGGATACTACAAACATTACTGATAAATAGGAGATACCGCATCTCTTTTCCTTTGGAAGTTTTATGAATAATGATGAATTATATTTTGAACAAATAAAGATATACGAAGAAATTGCAAGACGCCGAGTCAAGAAATTCTACCTCTTGACATCGGCGTTTTTTTGTGGTATACTGTTATTAACCTATCTTTTAATGAGGTAAATTATGTCACTTTTCGTCGAAGTCAACTCCGTTCGTCCCAAGAACTGCAAACTAATCATCAATCTTGATTCTATTATTGAGATTGCACCACTTATGGCTGGTGGTTGTATCATCTTCTTTAATGCACAAGAAGCAGGCACCACTCGCACCATTACTGTTTCGGATGACTATACCGCATTCAAACAATTCGTTATGCAAACTGTTACTGCCGAAGACATTGCAAAGAAATTCCCCAAAGCAACTAAATCAACAGTTAATATTAAACCACAAAGTGCAGGATCAGTTGGAGTTGAATTCAACGAGTAATGTGTCATGAAAAACGACCTGTTGTTTTCAACATTTCAATGGATCAAAAATGATTACAAATCAAATCGTTTTAGGTTTGTTATGGAGTTATTTGCTTGGGCTATTTCTGTTGGGTGTGCTATTGTCATGGCTGGAACAGTACCAGACCCTCCACTTATGGCTCTTTATCCCGCTTGGATTACTGGTTGTTCTATCTATGCCTGGTGTGCTTATTCTAGGCGCTCATTTGGCATGCTCACTAACTACATTTTGTTGGTCACCATTGACCTTACTGGACTCATTAGGATGATTCTGTGAATATTTTTTATCTTGATAATGATGTTATTGAATGTGCTAAAATGCACAATGATAAACATTGCGTTAAAATGATTCTTGAATATGCACAACTACTATCTACTGCACATCGCACACTAGATGGTGTTGATAATGTTCTTGCTGATCCGTTACATGAATCAATCATGTATAAGGCAACTCATAAGAATCATCCATCTGCCATTTGGTGTCGAAAATCAAAAGAGAATTACATTTGGTTATGTAATCTTCTGATTGAACTATGTGAAGAATATACCTATCGGTATGAGAAAACACATAAAGTGCAACGTGACGGACTCTGTTATGTTCTGTATAAGAATGTACCCAAGAATATTGGCACAGAAGGTTGGTCTGAACCAACACCTGCAATGCCAGATGATGTTAAAGTACCTGGTGATTCTATTACATCATATCGTAATTACTACAACAAAAACAAAACACATTTGGCTTCATGGAAACACCGTGAAGAACCTATTTGGTATGGAGCATCATAATATGAACTTGATAGAATATAAAAATAAAAAATACCCAGCATTTCAAGCAGTAGGAAATGCCAGTCAATTTGCTATACCCTATGCTCTACACTTCTGCAAAGGTGATGGGTTTGATATTGGCTGTAATAGAATTGAATGGGCGTTTCCTACCGCTCAACCAATTGACTTAAAATTTGACGATGAATGGAACGCCTTAAATTTGCCAGATCGTCAAGTTGATTATATATTTTCCAGTCATTGTCTTGAACATTTATCCAATTGGGTTGATGCACTAGACTATTGGAGTACTAAACTTAAAGTTAATGGTACGTTATTTTTATATCTTCCAGACTATAGCCAAGAATATTGGCGACCTTGGAACAATAGACAACACATTCATGTACTGGATCCAATTATAATCAAAGACTACCTAATAGATAGAAAATATACAAATATTTTTTATAGTGGTAAAGACTTGAATAACAGTTTTATGATTGTAGCAGAAAAATCTTGACACCTGCCTAAATAACCTAGATAATTTATCAAATAAAGAATTGGTATGGAGCATCATATGCGTGATCGTGAAAAAGTAATGTTTATTCTACAAGAAGAATGTGCAGAAGTAATTCAGGCTATCTCTAAGATCTATCGATTTGGTCTAGATACAGAATGGGAAGGTGTTACCAATAAACAAGCATTCGTGCGTGAACTTGGTGATGTACTTGCAGTTATTGAAGTTTTACTAACTGAAACTGATATAAATATTGACAACCAAGATTTAGAAGATGCATTAGATGCAAAGAAAAAGAAACTTGATATCTATTTGCCTGCTGAATAATAATGAGGATTAGAAGTATGCCAACTTATGCGTTTTTGAATACAACAACAGGCGAAATTGTTGAAAAAATTATGAAGATTTCTGAATTGGATGCGTATAAACGCGAACATCCAAATCTTCAAAGATATATTAATGAAGCAGTTCCATTTGGCGATGGAATGCGTATGTCAAATTCAGTTTCAAAACCCGATTCAACATTTGAAAAATATGTCATCGGGCGCATGAAAGAATCAGTCCCTGGTAATAGTATTGGGTTATCCCATAAGACAAAAACACCTAGGGAGTGGTAATTCCATAACAACCACTAAGGGAACTAAATGGCTAAGACAGTTAGAAGAAAAACAGCAGCTGCACAAGCACAATCACAACATTTTTCCCTGAAACAAGTTCAGCCTTTAACAAAAAATCAAACAAAAACATTTGAAGAATATGATAAAGGTAATCATCTAGTTCTTGCTGGATCTGCTGGTACTGGTAAATCATTTCTTGCATTGTATCTATCTCTTAAAGATGTTCTTGCTGCAGGTTCTTATTACGAAAGAATCGTGATTATTCGATCAGCAGTACCATCAAGAGACTTAGGTTTCGTACCTGGTACATTGGAAGAGAAAGCAAAGATCTATCAAGAACCATATATGAATATCGTCAACGAGTTGGTTGGTCGTGGCGATGCATGGCATTTTCTATACAACAAAGAGATTCTAGAATTTCAAACTACATCATTTCTACGCGGATTGACATTTAGAGATTGTATTATTATCTTTGATGAGTTTCAATCTGCAACATTTCATGAAATCGATTCTGTCTTGACAAGAATCGGAGAAAACTGTAGATTTATACTGTGTGGTGACTTCGCACAGAATGATCTAAACAACAAAAAAGAGAAGTCTGGCTTCATTGATGCGGTCAGAATTTTAGATAAAATTGAGGATATTTCACACATTCAATTCGGTATTGATGATATTGTCAGATCGGGATTCGTGCGTAGATATTTAACTGAAAAACAAAACTTAGGAGTATAATGTTTACACACTGCCCACCGATGGTGATTGAGAATCTAAACACCGAAACTGTTGATGACAAGCGATATTATGTAACACCATCTGGTCAACGATTGCCATCTGTTACTACTGTTCTTGGTGCCATGAAAAAGAAAGAAATCATGGCATGGCGCCGTAGAGTTGGTGAAGCAGAAGCAAATCGAGTTTCTAAACTTGCAACTGGTCGTGGTAATCGAGTACATACACTTGCTGAAAAGTATTTGATGAATGAATCGATTGAATGGAAGAAAGAGATGCCTGATGCAATCGAGATGTTTCAATCGATTGTACCACACTTCGATAAGATCAATAATATCCATTACATGGAACAGGCATTATGGTCTGAAAAGATTGGTCTTGCAGGTCGTGTTGACTTGATTGCAGAGTGGGAAGGTAAACTATCGGTTATCGACTTCAAAACTTCTAAACGTATTAAGACAGAAGATAAGATTCAAGATTACTTTGCACAATGTGTTGCATATGCAATGATGTATGAAGAACGTGTTGGTGCACCTATCGATCAGATTGTAGTTCTGATGGCAGTTGAGAATGAACAACCTCTCATCTTTGTAAAAGAAACAAAAGACTATGTTGATACGTTATATGAACACATTGAATTTTATAAATCAAATAAATATTAAAATAAAATTCTAAAGGATATATAATGGCTTTACCATCGTCTGGTGCTATATCATTGGAAAATATCAGAACAGAACTGTCACAATCTGGAACGATTAGTATGAATGATACAACAGTTCGTGCATTGTCTGGTAAAACAACGCCAAATTCTACTGAGATAATGCCCACAGACTTTTATGGTAAATCAGCATCTCCTGGTACAGTACCACCACCTTCACCAGGATCTGGATGTGTTGTTGAAGGTACACAATTAAGTGGATTAAGTACAACAATAACAAATGGTGTGGCAACGGTTGTTGGCAAATCTTCAGGTGGTGTTGTTTGGGGTGATAACACATACGGATATACTTCTGATAGTGACTTTGGTAAAGCAGCAGTTCATGCTGGCATATTAACAGTAGGTCAAACTGGATATGTGGGATTTACAAGTTTAGGAAGTAAACCAGGTCCATTTCCTGGTACTACTGCAAATGGTATTACTACAACACCTTGGGGATCTTCATGGTGTGCGGTGTTATTGAGTGTAGCATCAGTATCGCCAAGTTCTACATATTCTTTTTCATCGATAACTGCATCTGTTAATGAGGGTAGTTCAGGATCATATTCAGTTGCAACTACATATGTTTCTTCGGGAACAACATTATATTGGACCATCAACCACACATCCACTAACAGTGCCGATTTCACATCTGATAGTGGATCGTTTACTATTACTGGAAATGCAGGTTCTTTTATAGTATCGATGGTTGCTGATAGTTCAACTGAAGGTTCACAAACATTTACTATTAGTATTAGAACTGGATCCACATCTGGTCCAGTTGTTGCAACAAGTTCCACAATTACTATTGTTGATACATCACAATCAGTGGCAGCAACGGTACCTGGTGCACCAACTATTGGTGTTGCAACGAAGACTGGTTCAACTTCAGCAACGGTAGATTTTACTGCACCTGCATCAAATGGTGGTGCAGCGATTACATCATATACGGCAGTATCTTCGCCAGAAGGAATTACAGGTACACTAAGTCAAGCAGGAAATGGTACTATTACTGTTAATGGATTAACTTCGGATACGCCATATACATTCACAGTGTATGCAACAAACTCTGTTGGTAATAGTCTTTCTAGTGTGCAAAGTAATCAAATAAGAACATCGGCTGTTGTAACAGTACCTGATGCACCAACTATTGGTGTTGCAACAAAGACAGGTTCAACATCTGCGACTGTATCATATACTGCACCTGTAAATAACGGTGGTGCAGGAGTTACATCACATACTGCTCAAGCTTATATATCAGGATCGCCAACTGGAATTACTGGTACATTAAATCAGGGAGGAAATGGTATAATTACAGTCACAGGTTTGTCTCCCTCCACATCATACACATTTAGAGTAAAAGCAACAAACTCTGTTGGCGATAGTGCATTTAGTTCTGCGACCTCTTCAATAACTACAGATGCGGCAGCAACAGCTCCTGGTATACCAACTATTGGTGCAACGGCTCCAACTGGACAAACTACTGCAACGGTGGCATTTAGTCCACCTGCATCGAATGGTGGCGCAGCAATTACTGGTTATACCGTTATATCAGATCCTGGAAATATTACTGCAACAGGTTCTAGTTCACCAATTAGTATTACTGGATTAACCGCAGGTACATCATACACATTTAGAGTAAAAGCAACAAACTCTGTTGGCGATAGTGCATACAGTTCTGCCAGTAGTCCTGCAATAAGTACATTTTCAGCGGCAACAGTACCTGGTGCACCAACAATTGGTACAGCTACATCAACTGGTGCAACCACTGCGACTGTATCTTATCTTGCACCAGCGTCTGATGGTGGTGCAGCAATTACTCAATACATTGCAACATCAACACCAGATTCAATAACTGGAACATTGAATCAAGCAGGAGATGGTACAATTACAGTATCTGGTTTGACTGCTGATAGAAATTACACATTTACGGTCAAAGCAGTTAACTCTATTGGACAAAGTAATGCAAGTTCTGCAAGTAATCAAATAAGAACTCAAGTCATCACTACAGTTGCTCCAGTAATGCCTGGATTTTCTGGTGCGTTTGATAATGGTAACTGGTATATTAATAGTTTAGGTGGTGATTCACCATCAGATGCAGTTGTTGCATTCTTTGTCAGAAGAAATGGAACTTTTGGTTTGATGATTAACTTTAGCGTAAACTATATTAATCCAACTGGAACGACATATACAACTGGATTAGGATCACCATATTATGTGATAGAGGGTGACTGGACTTCACCAAAATCATCAACTATTGGAGATTCATATTGGGTTAGATTTTCTGGTCAGCAAAATCTAAATTCAACTAACGCATTTATCAATGGATACGAATCTTCATCCGTAGACAATGTTACTCCATTACTGTATGGTTCTGTAACAAATGGCGCTTTAACAACATTTAATAGTGGTTGGTTACCTTTAAGTTCAAACAAAGGAATATATGAAAGTAACGGTGGTGATTTCTATGGCGCTACTACTAAATTGTTGAATTTAAAGGTTGAAATTGCATCTGATGCAGCAGGATCAACAATACTATCAACCACTAATGTTGGATCATTCAACTTGGGTACGACAAGTGGTGGTGGTGTCGATAATTGATAAACGCTTGACACTCACGCCAAGTCCTGATATACTAAATAGTTCTTAATGGTAGTAAACTGATTTTTAGAAAGGTATTTCGGACGTGGGTGCGAATCCCACCAGGTCCACCAGAAGCATATTGGTCTGCGCCGTGCGATAATGAAGATGACTAAGGGATCACGGACTTCCAGATAATCTAAACCAGTATGCTTCTGATGGGCCTGAATAGATTCGACGGGATAATAAGTATAATTATTGGCTACTCGACATATCAGTCGTTAAAAATAAATCAAAGTAAACGCAAATGATAGCGAATACGCATTAGCAGCCTAAACACTGCTTAGGGTTTCGGTAGGTTTCCTCGTAACAGAATAACCTACCACTTTCAAAACTCAATAAGGAAACGAATGTTACACAAGACTACCAAAGTCTTGTTAGGAACATTTCTCATTTTTGGTTTAATGAACGCTACAACAATAGCAAATGTGCGAGAAACATACTCTTTAGTTCCTAACATACAGAAAGAGTTAAATTGTCTAACAAACAATATTTTTTATGAGGCAGAGTCTGAACCTTTTAAAGGTAAATTAGCAGTTGCACAAGTCACGTTGAATAGAGTTAATTCTGGTCTATTCAAAAATAATATCTGTAGAACTGTATATCAAAAGACAAACAAAACTTGCCAATTCTCATGGGTTTGTATTAAGTCTAAACGTCAAATACCAACAAACTCAAAAGAATATCTTGATTCTAAAGCGGCAGCAGAAAAGGTTCTGTTCGACGGATACCGCTTGACAAAACTCAACGATGCGTTGTATTATCATGCTACATACGTTGATCCACACTGGAAGAAACGGAAGATTACCAAAATAGGTAAACACATATTTTATGCATAATGGAGGTGAATCATGTCTTTTCAGAAAGACAAATATGAAGTTGTACGGAATGCAATTAGTGAAGATTTGATTAGTTTCATTCAGATCTCGGCAGAGATTCTTGAGTCTGCATACATGGCAGAGTATAAGAAAGGACTCAAGAACTTCTTTCCCTTTGGTGATGAACAAGTGAAGAATAGTTTTGCCAACTATTCACCTAATTACTCTGAGTCTTTGATGGTGTATCTGAAACCATTAATGGAAGAGATCACAGGTAAAGAACTGAATGAGTCATACACCTATGTTCGAACATATTATAATGGTGCTGTTCTAGCTAGACACACAGATCGACCAAGTTGTGAAATCTCTGCAACAATCTGTTTGCAAAAAGATGAAACACCATGGCCAATCTATTTTGAAAATCTAGATGGTGAAACAATTGAAGTCGAACTCGATGATGGTGATATGATTATTTACTCTGGTATTATTCTGCCTCATTGGCGTAATGCATATGAGGGTCAAAAACATCGCCAAATCTTTACACACTATGTTGACGCAAAAGGCAAATATGGTAAATCACACCGTTACGATGGTCGTAAAGCACTCTCACTAAGGAAATCATAATGCCTACTAAAGAAGAATGTAGAGTGTTCTCTGCAATCATTGAAGAATTAGTTCAGAACAATAGAGATATTACTTACATTGATGCAATCGTAGAACATTGTAAGAATACTGGATTTGAAGTCGAAATGGCTGCAACTCTACTGACTGCATCACTCAAAGCAAAGATTACCGAAGAAGCGGAATCACTTAATCTAATCAAAAAGACTAATCGACTACCTATATGAATGTTGAATCCAGTGGATTTGAATGTTATGCACTATTCCATGCATTGAAGTTACATTTTACTTCGAAGTATGATTTTGTAAAATACTCTGGTAAAACAAATGTAACACAAGACTCTTTTATGATTAGAAAGGACAAGTTTACTTTCTATAAGTTATCTCGTAAATATAATAAAGATGATATGTTTGGTTTCTTTGTTTCTAATTTGTTAGAGAAACCAAAACTATGGTCGGGTGATCTCCTCTCTGAGGACGCTGAGTCTACTTTTAAGGTATGGCAAAAAACACAACAGTCTCTCTTCTA